ACGGGCCGGGTACTGGACCGATTGCATTGTTGACTCAGCAAGAATTGGATTCCGTGACCATTCGCGGATAATCGGCGAATAACCTCTTTCGTCTTTACCGATCCAAGGTAACCAAACATTCGATATGGCTCGATTGCTCCAGATGGATGTCAGATTTTTGCGTTCGTTCGCGGGAATATATCAAAGCGTGTTTTTGTCAAAAACACACCAATTTTTGCCCTTGCACGTTCTCGGAAACAGGTCAAAGACCTTGCTCCTACCTATAATATGCAAATGCACAGATTTGCCGACCGCCTCAAGACTTCGCTCTGAGGGAACAAGTCTGAAATGCCATCGCCTCGACTCTGATACTGCCTATGTTATAGCAGCTTCACGCCCTTCATCGCATCTTCCGCATTTCGGATAATATCCAGCTGTTCTTTATTACAGAAAGGCTTTAGCTTAAGCATCTCCTGATAGTGTTTGTGGCAAAGCTCAGCTCGGCCTGCACGGGTATCAGAATTTTTCGTCGTGTGTACAAGACGCACGCTATCCAGAATAATCCGGTGATGCTGCATCAGCATTCCTGTGGTCAACACTGAAAGCTGCTCTTCAGATTCCTTTTCAGGATTCTTCAGCTTTTTACCGTAGATAGCTTCTGCCCATGCTCCTTTATCAATTTTCTTTTTGCCAAATCCAAACATTCAATCGTCCCACTCATCAAAGATCTCGTCGTACAGCATTATCTCCTCGATACTGTAAGGACGTTTCTTTGCATCCTGTTTCATTTTCTTATAGGTTTTGCTGTCCACCTCAATGGTGCGCGTCTCCATCACAGTTTTCTTTCCGAAGAGACCACGCTTCTCAACCGGAACCTGAACTGTAACTTTATGTTTCATAGCACACATTTTCTCCATTCATATTATCAAGCATTAAATCGCCTCACCCTTTAACAGTTCCCGCAAGTGCATGAGATTTTATCGTCGCAGCCCTAATATGCTTCTGCTTGGATCGATGATCCATCTCTGACAATCTTGAGTGTTCCATCATCAGAAATTTCTATTACAGAGACATCTTCAAGCAAATGCCCATGTACTCGAACATAATACTCTGCCAGTGTTTCCTGCTTGCCACGGAACACTGCTTTTTTCATACAAAGCAGCTTTTCTGTCCCAGAAGGCAGAAAGCCAAAATAAAATACAGCCTCGTCCAAGCCCATCAACTTTGCGCTTGGGACATTACCTGAATCTGTCCAAGTGTAGCATTTGCATTCAGCCACGATAGACCTGTCAGCATTGGCAAGATCAAACTTGTGCTCCTTTGGCGGTCTGCCGATGGGGATTGCTGCTTCTTGCTCAAAATATGTATTATATTTTTCTTTGAGAATCGTTTGCACAAATTCTTGGAACTTGCGTCCGATGTGCGGATTCTCAGAATTTAAATTTGCCATCAGTGCTCCTCGTCCTGAGTGGACTATCGCCAATCTACCGTTATATACGGCACAATCACATCGTAGAACTTCTTTGACCATTCTGCATGGAACTTTGCCATCTGTAGCCAGTCATCCTCGTTTTCAATGCTCACGTTATCAAGCTGAATAAACACCTTCGAGGATTTGATATCATCTCCACGGTTCCACTGAAGCTCCGTTCCCAGCTTCGATTCAATCTCGCTCTTGTGCTGGTAAAGAGCATCAAACGCAGCTTTATTCTCTGATCTCTCCGCTCTGGCAAACACGACCTCTGAACGTGCAGAGTCAAAATTCGCAACACAGCAGAGGTAGAAACCTCCAATGCCAAAGAAGCCGTTTATCCAGTTGTCCGTACTCGGATTTACATTGCTGAAAGAGCCGGGATTACCGTGAGCCTCATGGATTTGTACCAAGGCATATGTCCAGTAGCGTTTCCTGATCTCAAACCTCGTCTCTGATGAATCACCACCAAGACTGAGGCGCTCTCCAGCCATAGATAACGCTGTCGTAATCCGATCAAAATGGTCGATAATCCAGTCAAATATCTTCGGCTGCTCCGCTGGATTAAAGTCATCAGCCTTCTCCTCAATAACGATAGAACGTGTTTGTCCCGTCGGCTTTGAATATTCCCAGTTCAGGCTCTCACCAAATTCGGCCTCAATCTGGCCTTTTGATTCTTTCAGACGGTTATAGGTATCTACGTTATAGGTGTAGATACCCATCTTGATCCGCTTGCCGTAGGGAATAGAGAAGAACAGGTGGTAGCCATTGGCTCCAATATGAACATCGTAATATGTTCGACCAGCAGCTTTCTGCTTTGCTATATCGCTTGATCTGCCGTGCTTATTAGCATAGTTTACGAATGCTGTCCAGAATTGCAGTTTTTGATCATCTCCGGAGCCTTCTGCACTTTCCTCGGATTCCGGTATGTTCACCGATACTTCCTCCAACTCCTCCGGGATTTCTCGTCCATCTTTGACGAACGAAATGCCGATCAGTTTTTCCAACTGTTCTTCGTCGAATTGCAGGTTCCAGCGTTCCTGCATGAAAACGAGGAGCTTTTCAGTTCTGCTGTATATCTCAAATGCAGTCCAATCCTGCAGCTTGGATACCTCTATCTCTGAGTGAGATCCATTCTCATACCCGCGACGTCCTGCGGTTTTGGAATGCTTCTTATCCTCAAAACTATCATTCTGCAAAGCCGAGTTTACGCTCTGAGACAACGGCAGAAGGTTCCCAAGTGCTCCGGAAAGCATCTTGATTTCTGAATCCTTAAACTGCCGGTACATATTACGCCAGTAATACTTCGTCGGTGTCTGAGGGAGAATATGCTCGATAGACACTTTATCCTTCTCGGACTTTGTAAACATTGACCACGTGCAGAACCGATCTATATTATTTTTCTCTGCCAGCTTAGCCTCATATTCATAAAAGAAATATCGCAGACTGTTCCAGTCGTAGTAACCATTCCCCGTTGAGAAATATTTCTCAATTCTGGTGACAAAGTTCTGCGTGGCAAAATCGATATCGTTCGTAGTCCTGTCATATATTTCTTTGCAGAGCTCATCAACATCCGTTTCTTTCACATACACCTGACGCGCAGCCCGATAATAATCACTGCTGCCATAGGATGCATTAAAATTACCCAAGCGAAATGCAACAAAGATAAAGCGCTCGATAGCTTCAAAGATTTTAACTCTGCTGTTCGCAGCAATATCTCGCCGACTGATGACCGCAGTTACCAGCGGCCTGAAATGACCGATTCCGATACGGTTAAGTCTATCGACTCGTTTTTGCTCTTCAGGAGTAAGATTAACACTTTCAAACGGGAAATAAGTGTCATACCAGTACTTCGCCATATCTTTGAGGCTATTGACATAGTCCTCGATTTCTTTTGGCTGGAGTTTGGATACCTCTATGATTTCCTGTTCTTCTATTTCAGTAACTTCCGCGTCGTCTGCATCAGTGACATCATCGCTGATAACCGACTCGGCCTCTGTCTCAACCAGAACGGGTGCCTTTTCAAATATGCCCTTTGACGAGAATTTGCTTAGCAGGAATTTGATATAGTCATCGCCACGTTTACGGGAATACCTGAAATAGATAATCCAATGGGCGCGCAGGAAGTCATCATCGGAAAGAGGAACACTCTTGTTCCTACCAAGCTGATAGTAGACTTCCTTCCAAGCGTCATTTATCTTTTTACGAAGGGCAGACTTGTCCTTCTCGTCAAACACCTCATCATCATAAAGCGTGGTCAAATAGATCAGTCTGTTTTTTAACAGTTCAAGATTTGTCAGCTTCTTACCACGATTGTTCATGGTCTCGAAAGCTACAAACACATCGTAATCATCGTCGATTTCATGAAGATTAAACATCAGACGCTGGGTGAGCTTCTTGTACAGAGTATTTACTGCCTCAAGTCCGCCTTCTCCGGACTCCTCATATAGCTTTCTGATGTTCTCTGCAAAAAAGTTCTTTGCAAACTTCAGATTTTTTGTATAGTAGGTCTCATTCACTGCACCGGAATACGGCTCATCGAACACCTTATATTTCATGTATTCCGCGCTTGGATTATCGACCTCATAACCAAAAAGGTATGTTGTTACTACTCCATTCGGCGGTCTTTTTCGGCAGATGTATTTTGAGACGATCTCTTCGACCGTTTCATACCCCAGCGTTATTTCCTTATCAGACTTACCCTTGTTCTCATCCAAGCCGCGCACGAATCCCACAATCTCGTTCAAGAGAATGACAAACGTGGTGATGCGCTGCTGACCATCGACTATATGGCAAGGCTTATATCCGTTCTCGACCAGCCACAGATCTTCACCCCAACTGACGGTCTCCTTGCTTTTTAGAGGCTTAAGGGACAAGAGGCCTGTATAGTGATACCGATCAGTCTGAAGATTTACAAGGTCATCCCAAAAATCCACCAACTGCTGCTGCAGCCATGCATAACCACGCTGATAGTCCGGTATCCGGAATAATCTATTCTGAAAGAGCAGCGACAATGGCTGCAGCTCATTTGCCATAATGAAATCCCCCTTTACTCGATAACTCCATCGGTATCAAAGATATGGTCGAGCTCATCAGTGTTTATTGCATGAGTAACTTTATCGCGGATGGCTGTCTTAGACATATCTAATCTCTTAAATTTATGGTTTCCGGCAGCATCTTTGCTCATACGAATAAGCTGAATTCTTCCAACTCCCGGATTCTGTTTTGCGTACTCTGCGAATCCCTTCGCTTTTCCAAGATTGTCCTTGAAATCAGGATTATGCGGCTCAAGAATATCAACGACATATCCAAGTACACGATCTTTTCTTACTACAATGAAATCTGGATAGGTAGGCTTTGTTTCGCCATCAATTTCGTAAGGAATGCAAAGCGCCCATGAGCCTCTGGATGGATTACGAATCCAGCAGACAAAGTCTTCTCGTTTTTCTTCCTCTTCAATAACTCCAGCTTCCCAAGTATTCAACTTCATCGTTGCAACACCGGTTATGTCACTAACAAAGAGATGATTCCTATATTCTTTGCCTCCCACTTCATGTGGCACCTGAATTGTCTCCGGCAAACGGAAATTGTGCTTGCTTACAGGATCACCATCGGAAACGATACTGTCATACTCTTTACGAATTTTCTCCGAATCTATAGTTGCAATATATCTGCGATAATCATCATTCAATCCATGAAAGCGAGTCTCTGCGTAGGAATGCAACTGGTTCATGCTTTCTTCGTCTGCTACGAAAAGAATAACGTCAACTTTAAATGCCGTCAGATCAGACATATCCATATACTTGTTTCCATAGGCCATACCGATGCCTTCTCGACCGAGCTTTACGTCAGCAATCTGAAATTGCCGCTCGATATCAGTATCCGTCGTCGTGAACATATCATGCACCGAATAATTGTCCACGGTTTCTCCAAAGGCATCAAAAATCTGAGTCGCAAGCTTGAACTGCTTAACCTGCTGTACAAGGTCGTCATATTTTCCGTCTGCCTTGAGCCCTTCCACATAGCTGTGGATCATCTCAACGATCTCATCCTGAACTTCCCGGATCGCTTCACGATGCAATTTGGACATCGTAAGAAGATGTGCCATCCTATACAGAGATTTCAGGTAATCATTGATCCTGAGCGCTCTGACGTTATAGGAAAGCAAACCTGCATCATTTATAAATTTCATAACCTCTTCACGGTCAAACAGATCTTCCTCTTCAGGAGTTTCTGTCTGAACCGCCTGCTGACTTTCCGCTGCATTATTCTCGGACGGTGTTGCCGTACCAGAGGACTGTGGCGTAACAGATGCAGACTGAGCAGGAACTGTTGTATCTGTGCTCGGCTGCGTCTGGCTCTGTTCTGCCGTTTCAGCCTGTTGTGCTTCTCCTCCAGTGGCTTGAGGCTGTGCTGTCGGAGTCAAGTCGCCAGCTGGCTCTGCTGCTGTTCCGGCAGATTGCTGTTCGCCAGTGTTCTGCCCAGAGAACACATCGAATAAAGTCATCTGCCCCGGAGTCTGCTGTTCTTCCTTTTTCTTCTTCGGCCTGACAGTCAGCGTTTCAAATTTTTTCCCGGACAGGGACTCGCCATAAATATCGGTCGGAATATCTCCGCCTTCTGTGCTCTGCAGCGCCTCTACAACATCCTTAACAGTATCTTCATTGAAGTACGGCAAATAGAGATGCACGTCGTTCAAAACGTCGTCCACCTGAATATGCATCTGCATCGGCGTTCTTACCATTCGACCGAGAAGCTGCGCAATGTATGTGGCGTCGTTAGCATGCTTAAAGGACATCATGGTCTCTGCTCGCGGGCAATCCCAGCCAGTAGAAAGATTCTCTTTGAAGAATACCACGCGGATATTTCTATCCTCAGCAATATTGGAAGGCTCCTCATAGCGCACATCGAGTCCATTGACAGTCAGTGTGGCAGTAGTGCCACCGAAAGTATGAACTACCTGTCCGCTTTCCAGCTTGAAGCCGGTACGTTCCTCAATCTTTGCAATGCAGTCGTCCAGATTAGTATCCGTCAGAGCATCACCGGTTCCATTCAAAACCTGAATGATCAGGATCGGATTTACATAGGCGTAGTGTTGCTCAAAGCAATACTGTGTCCAATGCTCCCACTTTTCTTTCCAGTCGTCCGCAGCAGCCTGCAGAATGGCCATATCATTATTGACTGCGCCTTCCTCCGGATAGGTAATAACGATCCTATCCTTTAAGAGACCGGAAGCACGCACTTCATCCGCCGTTACGATGGATTTATGAATTGTTGAGGATGTGCCTTCGACCAGCGCATTGAATCTCTGTGTGGTAGCGGACATGCCGATGACAACAGGCATAGGCGGGATACCATCCGTATCACTGCCCTTGATGAACTTCTGCATGATCGTGGTGGCCTTGCTGGCCTCACGTCCCTGCATGCCACGGTGCGCTTCGTCTATGATAAAGTACAGTCGGTCGCTCTTTTCCCGGACAGTATTCGCAAGCGTCTGCCAGACTGTATAAGTCCTGCCATCGCCATTTTTCGTGAGCTTGGATGTGACGGACAGTTTCTGTGTATTCAGAAAATAGACGTGCCCGTCCTCAAACATTTCTTTGTCGAATGACTCCTCCGAAACCGTAACACACTGCGACAGCTTGATCTTATCTGCCTTGGAGTCGATCTTTTGCTTTGACTGCTCGTTCAGCTGAGGCGAATCCGAGAGCCATACGATGATTGCATCCTGCTGCTCCACATACTGCTCATCACCGAAAAGAATCGCCTCAATCAGTGCGGACATGATGATGGTCTTTCCGGCTCCGGTCGGTGCGGTGAAAGAAACCACCTGCGGCGCATGTGTTCTGTGATAGCTGCCCATTGCCTCCGCAGTCTTCATGCGGATATCTGCAAGCGCTCTTTTCTGAAAAGGGAATAATTCTACTCTCATGTTTACCTCCCCGTATTAATTCTGAAATTATCCAGATAATCTCTGTAAAGCTGATAGCAGTCTTTGCCATCATAAGTGCGGATCATCGACCGGTATGCTGTCTCTGAATCCGTTACAATGAAGACTGTCTGGATTTCTGGATACCGGCTTAATTCGGCATCGAACTCGGAATAATATATTTCATCCACCAGAACAGCCATCTTGTTCTGCGGCAAGATCAGCATTTTCGGGAGATCATCATTTTCAATAGCCGGACACTTACCAACGGCTCCTCCCTTCATCCAAAGCACCGGAAGCAGCTCTCTGAATTGCCTACCAAGTGCGACGGATGTTTTGTCGAGAAAACTAAGCTTGAAAAATGCGGCATTTGCAAGAAAGCCGTCACTCATTGGTATCTTTCTTGGTTCCTGTTCAGTGTAATCTCCAAGTAAGTTCTGAATTTTTTCTTTCAATGAGTTAAACAAACGATTATTTTGAGTTACTACATAAAACTCACGAATATGATCTTGTCCGTCAAGAGCCTCAACCCACTCATCTGCAGCACTGTCATCAAAGAGTATTGATATATCATATTTTTCAGATACCACATATTTCGTATCAGCTTTGGCTAAGGACTGTGAAATGCGACCTTTCCCAAACAAAGAGAGCAGCTGTTTTTTCTTAGCCGCGTTTTCGACCATCTCTTTAGTGGTAAAATCCAGCTTTCTATATATCCTTGAATACGATTTTTCAATATTCGTAGATGCAAAGTACTCACCACTCAAACTTGTACCATCATCAAGTCGACCTAAAATTGAGTGCGTTGTTCTTGGCCATGTCACCGATTTACAAATTCCATGACTTTCCCACTCTTGATCTCCCGGTTTAAAGCCTTCCGTTTTCAGTATTTCAGCATCCTCGTTTGCAACTTCATTATTTGTAACAAGAACACATCTCCTGTTACCGCCATCCTCAGCATTTAATAAGTTGACTGCATGAAGCGTAGTTCCACTTCCAGCAAAAAAATCAACAATTAAAGCATTTGGATTGTTCCCTACAACCATTTTTATGGAGTCTCTTTCAGCATATAACGATTTAGGGAATGTAAACGCTCTGGATTGTCCAACAATATCAGATACTAAATCGGAACCATAAGCGCCGGCATCATGCAAGGTTCTGTGCCAAACCGTCTTTACCTGCTTCTCCTGTTCATCCGCATATTCGACTGTTACCGTTCCTGTGACGGTATCTCTTGAAGTGATGATTAATTCTCCGCTTTCAATTTGGCGCTGAGGTTTTTTACTCAGATACGAAATACCCCATGTTTTTCTCTTGGGATCATACCTCCCCAGCGATATATATCCTTTAGCGAGCATATCGTTAAAGGTTTCCACACTGAGCATCCATCTACCCTCTGACAGATCATCTCGAATAGGCCAAGCAGCTTCATAGCCTTCAATTTTTTCACCATATGGAGGTTCTTCCGGGAATGGCACAACAGCTCCGGCTTTTACTATCTTCTTTTTTATTGGGTCTATCAGCACTGGGTAAAACAGGTTCTTACTGTCCTCTCTCCTTGCTCCTTCTCCAGAGCGCAAAAGTCCTTTCCATCTTGGCTTTTTGCTCGAAGTTGTTTCTCCTAACATAGGATCATTTCCAAAACAGATGGTAGCTTTGGGCATAAAACAATAAATTGCATATTCCTCAACCCTTGAAAAATATCCTCTGGTTGAGCCCTTTGGATTATTTACTATTGTCACCATTTGAATATAAGCTTCTGGCAACACCTGATCTAAAAGCGTTCTCAAATGATGAACTTCATGCTCATCAATGGTAACAATCAGCACTCCAGTCTCAGGCTTTAATAGCTTTTTTGCAATTTTCAGTCGTTTCTCCATCATGGAAAGCCACTTGCTATGACGATATGCATCCTTATCATCTACATAGTCATTATTGTATTTCCAATCCTTTGCACCGGTATTGTATGGCGGATCGATGTAGATACAGTCCACCTTTTCCGCATAGAGATATTCCAGTAGCTGCAGCGCATGGTAATTGTCCGCCTCAATCAGTGTATGCCAAAGGCCGCTGTCCGAAGCATTCTCCACAGTGTCAATCGATTTCAGCGTAGGATAAATTGGCTCACCGAATTTTGCTATCGCAACAATCTCATCCAGCCTGAAGGTCTTTTGTTCATGAGTCTCACGCCGGTCGCAAAGCACGTCATCACCGTCAATCTTCATAACTGTATAAATATCACTGACATACCCTGTCTTCAGAGCGACCTTGGAGCCAACACGAATCGGTACGTCATAAAGCGGCGTGCACTCCGGCAGATGTTCTTCAAACACTAATCCGAACTTCTTCTGCTTCAGTAATTTATTTGTTTCCTGCAAGATTCTCTCCTTGAGCGCCGGATCGTCAATCTGCTGGATCAGGTCTTGTAATAATGCCATAACGCCACCTCATTCTTCCGTTATTGTTTTTTCCTTAATATGATAATCAATACCGTGCTCCTGACAGAAGGAAATCACTTCTGTTGCGCACTCATTGTAAAAATGCCTATGCCCTTCGTAGGCGTTTGCTACCTTACTATAGTTCGTTCTCCCGAAAATGATCCGATCTGTAAAAGATACCGCCTCAAGCAGTGCGTGCAGATCCTGCTCAACCATGTTCGGTGTTGGATACGGTTCCATACTTACCCATGTCTTACAACCGGCATCATGGAGTGCTCTCAACGCTGCCAGTCGATCTGCGCAGGAAGCAGCGCCCGGTTCCATCTGTTCCCGATAGGCTTCATCCAGAGTGATCAGTGTGATCCCGTATTCGTTTTCCGGAGAAAGCTCTGCCAATTCTATAGGTAGCAGTCCCTTCGTCAGCGTAGTGCATTTGATTCCGGCCTCGTTCAGCTTTCGGATAGCCGCAATGCTCATCTGGGACACCTCTGGATATCCTTCCATGAACGGATCTGTGGTAAAGCAAAGCTGCACAGACTGAATCTTATCTCTGAGCCTCGGTATCTCTTTATCCAGCAATTCAAGCGTGTTTGATACAAGCACCGGTTCAAGCCAGCTCTCATAATCCTTAATTTGCCCGAATCGCTTCTTCATCAGGAATGCGTAACATGGATATTTGCACCCATGTGCGCAGCCCTGCACGTGATTCATAGTGTAGTCACCATACTCTACCCCTGTTTGATAAAGCATGGATTTTCGTTTTATCGTCTTCAAGTCGCTATCATCCTCCGCCTACTTGTTCTTTAATATATAGTCTGCCATCCGCAGTGCAAGTCCTTGCGCTTTCGGACTCTCACTCGCAATGGCAAAACAGAATAGGAACATCGGCGAGTTCCTGCTGTTCCTGAAAATCCGTGCATGCTTTGACACGCATGGAAAGATTGTCCCAAGCCGAGAGAGGATATATTCCTTTATGTGATCTGGATTTGCGTCTTTAACCATCCGTTCGCCATCGCTCTGTCCGGGCTCTTGAAATAGATCAAAAAGCGTTATCTGGGGATCTTTCTTATAGAATTCCTCCCGCCATCCGGAATCTCCAAGCAATCGATCTATGCAATCCTCCCATTTATCGTACTTTCCGTTTTTCGGTAGCATCCGTTCAAGTGCCGAGAACGGAAACAGGTACCATACATCTATCGATTTCGTCTGCGCTACATTTTCAAGCGTAGTCCAATTTACCTGCGTCGCATATGGATCTAAGAACAGCAACCCTCTGTTAAATCTCCAATTTACGCTGCCAATAATCTCCGCGAGCTTATCATTCGCATCGCCACAGTAAATCGTAACAATTCGCCTCATCTGCGGGAACTCGGCGTTTATCATATCCTGAAGTTCTCCGGCCTTCTGAGAGTCCGCTTCTATAAAATAGTAGTGATCGAACTTCTTCTCAGACGCCAGCGCACGCTTAGCGGAGCCCACAAGATACTGCCCGCCGTCGCTGGTCTCGATCTCGCCAGTTCCAGCAAAAGCGTCTATATAAATCTTCTTGAACTTCTGGTTTTGCAGTGCAATCAGGTACGCGTCCAGATAGCTGGTAAAGATATTCAGCTTCTCCTCCGTCCAATTGCCACCAAATTTCTGCGACGTTGCCATAAACTCCAATCACCTCATCTATTTGAAACTCCGTCTCACGAAGAGAAAGAGATCACCGACTCCTTTTTTCCCGTATCAGGGTTCACAATCTGCTCAATCTTCGCACTAAAGCAACCAGTAAGATCACTTTTGACCTCATTGCGAAATCCCTCTGAAGGGAAAATCGGATGGTTATCCAAAAGCTCCCACATCTCATCAAGAGGTACCTGCTTGCGGCCTTTCAGGCAGCGATGCAGATATTTCGCGATATCGATAACATGCAAACAGCTTTCATCTTCCTCTTCTGTAATCTCTCCGAAAAGGTTAAATGACAACTGCCTGTTCTCAGCCGAATGCTTTGTAGAGGACTGCGCACCGAAAACTTTCCAAGCACTCTTCTTGTAAAGCTTAAAGCCCTCCTTGTTGCTCGTGCAATGAATCAGATTGTAGACGAGCGAATTCTGCGTGTTATAGAACGGAAATGCCGATACATAGTATCTGCGGGCTTCTTTCAGTGAATTTATGATTTCCTCCACTCTGGCCTCATAGGCCTTCTTGTCACTTCCGTAAGGCACCAGTTTCTCAAAATCTTCCAGATAAGTGTTCTCATACTTTGCCTTTGTCGTTTTCTTCTTGGCGCTTGTGATCGCCCGCACTGGATCTGAAACCATGTGATTAATCATAACTTCACCCCAGTTACGGAAAAACGGCAGAAGTGCTTCCCAGTCAATGGTCGCATCATACGGATCGTAAAGCAGAAAATAATGCAGGTGCCCGGTTCCATATAACTGCGGCCCGATAGTTCGGAGTAGCTCGTGCGCATCACCACAGGACGTGACAATCTTAAAATTGCGCTCATCCTGTGGAAGATGCTTTTTTAGTTCATCTACACGCGCTTTATCCTTGTCATTTAAGTAAATGTGTATATTTTTCTCCGTATAGGTTCTTGATGCTTCCCTGAGTGCTTCTGAGACGCGTACTGCTGTACCTTTCACCAATTGCCCAGCATCGTCGGTGTATACACCACTGTTGCACATGCAGTCTATAAAGATCAGTCCATTGCAAGACTCAGTCAGCAGCAACTTCTGTGCCCACGATTTTATATATTCCTCAATCAACTCAAATTTCTTGATCGTATGAGGACTCGCTTTACTGATTACGCTCTTTTTCCTGCCGGACATCATATCACTCCTCAAGTAGTTTCATTTTCTTCTGTAGGGATTAGCTCCATGATGTCCCCAATATCGCAATTCAGTGTTTTACACACTTTCATTAGAACTTCCATGCTTACTGTCTCTCCCTTCGAGAGCTTGGTTACCGAAGCCCAGCTGATCCCGGCAGCTGCCTGCAAGTCTTTCTTCTTCATGTCTTTGTCAATCAATATTTTCCACAATTTTTTATAACTAACTTCCACGGTAGTCACCTCTCGATTTTCAAAAACGTGATTTTTGCCACTGTACTTTCACAGTATAGCACAAAGCCTTTGAAAAATCAAGAGTAATTCTTCACATACGCAAGAATTTTCTTTCGTTCCTATTGAAAAATTAGCGGGTTTGTGTTATACTGTGCTTGTATCCTCAAATTTTGTGTCCAAGAAAGGGAGTCTGCTGGCCGTGGGAACGTATAACAACGAGATCGAGCAGTTTATATATACTGTGTGCTACCGCCCCATGTGGGAGGCAGCTTATACATACATTGCAGAGCATCCTTATGCCCTGAATTTATCTTATTCCAGAATTCAGAATCCGGATTCTGCCATGCTTGAGGACATGATCCTCGAATATACAAAGAATATCCGAATAGATGAAGACAGCCTTCTGTTTGACGCGGTCGTAAGCTGCACAATAAATCTGACCGAAGATACATACAAAGGCACAGCATCGCACGAAACAAGTCAATGGCTCGTTCTTTCCTGTGTGGCGGTCGTAACCGATAAACTCGAATCTGTTACTGTTATGAATATCTCCGGATACACCTCTGGCCAACCTCGCAAAACGGATGGTCATGCCGTCTCGAAGAACATAGTTCCGATCTTATACAAAAAGGATTTGGATGATGAAGCCACAACTTTTCTCCAGCAATATTTCCCGGAAGCACTGGAAAAGCCAATGGCCGTCCCTATTGCTGATATTGCAAAAGGTATGGGACTTGAAATTATCCAAGGCAATCGGATCACGGATGATTTCAGTGTTTTTGGAGAAATATACTTCACTGCTGGGAAGGCAACCATCTATGATCTTTTTAAGGTTTCAGAAACAACAATCGATGTAAAGCGCGGCACCATTTTGGTAGATGCCTACACCTTCTGGGAGCGGAATCTTGGGTGCGTCAAAAACACAATCGCCCATGAAGTCTATCACTGGTATAAGCATCGAATGTATGCAGCGATAAAACACGTTCTCTATGGTCAGGACTTCGTTGCATGCCGCTGTCCTTCCAATATGGCATACCCTCAGAAAGATGAGGAGTGGTCTGATATCCAACGTATGGAGTGGCAGGCAAACAATATGGCTCCTCGTATTCTCATGCCATATCGTACTTTTCGAATGAAAGTAGATGAGCTTCTACAGACATACGATTATGAAAATAGTCCTATAAAACCAGCTATTCTCACTTCCGTTGCCGAGGAGCTGCGCGAATTTTATGGTGTGTCCCGTCAATCAGTATTGATCCGTATGATGGAAACCGGCTACAAAGACGCTGCTATCATCTACCAGTATGACGAAGAATCTCCATACCACGGATACTTAGACCAGCGTGATGCGTTCTATGCCTATCGCACCAGCAGTGAATTCCGCAACCTTGTTGATTCTGGTCTTTTCCGGTATGTGGACGGATACTTTGTTATCAACGACGAGCAATACATCGAGCGTAACAATGAAGGCAAGCCGACCCTTACTGATTATGCATGGGCAAATCTGAATGAATGCACCCTGCAATTTACATGGCAGCCCCTGCGAGCAGATGAGGCAAAAAAACACTTCCCATTCGAGCTATTTCACCGTGAAACCGGAGAGCGCAAAGCATCAAAATATGATTCCAAGCAAAGCGCCTCCGCTGTTCAGATGTCCGAAGCGCTGCAAAAGAAGCGTGAAGAATTTGAGCGTCAGAGTGCCGCCAGAAAGATAACAGGTGTGAATAAAACCTGTTGGGAGGTCATTTTTGAGATCGTGCAGTCTCGCGGACTTAGCAAATCGCATTTCTGTTCTTTGACCGGTCTCGGCGAAGAGGTGTACAGAAAGGCCGAGAAGAACATCGACACAAAGCCAAGTCTGAGAACGATTGTCGCTATAGGCAGAGGACTTGACCTTGATATCGGAACAACTGAAAAGCTGTTGCAGCTTGCAGGGCATGCGTTTGATGAATCTGACGAGCACCAAGCATTAAAATACTGCATCACTGGATTCTCCGGGATGACTATTGATGATGCAAACGAATTTCTTGAATCATACAATTATGAGCCGCTCGGCTCCAAACAACGCCTGTAAGCATACCTAATTCACCGCACTTCCGTCATGGAGGTGCGGTTTTTTAATTTTTCCGACTCGCCGAGTCGGATTTTTTTATGTCTATATTCCTTACTATCTCTGTCTTTTCACAATATCTGTACCCTATTCAGGGATCGGAAAAGTGCCGATTTTAAGGCATTTCCGTGACTCGTCGAGTTTTCTGGTTTTTCTCTTTCCTGACTAAAATGTAATTAGCACGTGGGAGCCATCTGCGCAGGGTGTTTCCGGTTCCACGTGACTACCGATGACAATCAAATACTGTACCGATCACCGGAAGTGAGGTGCAGCCGAAATGGAGTAATCCTTCGGTATGCCCTCACGCCTGTGGTCTGGTTTTGCATGTCTGGAGCTCTCCATTTCGGCAAAAGCCGAAGGAGGGCTTTCATTATGCAAAACAACGACAATCAGAAGACCTATTTTATCTACGTTCGCAGCACCGGCGAGAAAGTGCCGGTCACCAAAGAACAGCACGACTCTTTTTATAAGGAAGCTGACCGTATTCGTCACAAGGAGCAGGATCACGGCAGGTGCATGTGCCCTTACCGCTTCATCTGGAAATGCGACGGTGACTGTATCGGCTGCGAATACCATGCAGCGGGCGACATTACTTCGCTGGATCAGCCGCTCCCGGATGGCAACGGCACCCTCGGTGACTATATTCCTGACCGCAGTAAGCCAATGGAGGAAGTCATCGCAGACCGTATGCTGCTGGAGCAGCTCTTTGCCAGACTGCGTGAGCTTGATCCGGAGGCCGATACCATCATCCAGCTTTGGAAGGATCACCCGGAGGGCATCTCCGACCGTGCCATCGCAAGAGAGCTCGGTCGCCCGCAGAAGACCTTCGCGGATCAGATGAAGAAGTATCGCACCGACCTGCGCAGGATTACCGGCGATAAGTAATACCAAGGCCACGAACCACACCCTTTCCGGCCACTATCCATCTTTCGGATGGTGGTCGGAATTTTTTATAAAATCCTCCGCTCAAATCGGCAGTTCATCTCCAGTGGAAGGTGAAGGCAAGAGAACACAGCCTTCAGAAAGCGAGGTGAACAACAGATGATTCGCAGTTACGCAGACACCGGCGTCAACGTGAACGAGGAGATCAAACTCCTGAATTCCATCAGCCACGTATCCGCCAGACTGGCAAGGAACCTCCGGGTACTTGCTGCAAGCCAATCCGAGGAAGGAGGAAAAGAAAATGGCAAAGATGGCAGAAATGGCACAAACCATCGAAGAGCTCCGCACCGCTGCTGCTTCTATTAATGCCGCAGCCGACTGGCTCTACCAGCAGTTTTCTGGTGATGGCGATGAAGCGAAAGTCACTGAGGCTCCCGCCAAGAAGGAACCAAAGCATGAACTCAAGCTGGAGGATGTAAGAGCCGTCCTTGCTGAGAAGTCCCGCGCCGGTCATACCGCAGAAGTACGCGCCCTGCTTAAAAAGTATGATGCCGCAAAGCTCTCGGAGATCGATCCGGCAAACTACGAAGCCCTGATGAAGGACGCGGAGGTGATCGGCAATGGCAGCTAAAGCACACGCAATCCTGTCCGCATCCTCATCCGACAGGTGGCTGCACTGCCCGCCTTCTGCAAGGCTCTGCGAAACCTATGAGGACAAGGGAAGCGATTACGCTGCGGAAGGCACCGACGCTCATGCGCTTGGCGAGTACAAACTCAAAACCGCACTCGGTATATCTGCCGACGATCCGACCGACAGCCTCAAGTGGTATTCCGAGGAAATGGAGGATGCTACCTCCGGCTATGCCGAATATGTGCTGGAGCAGGTCGAAGCCGCCAAGGAAACCTGCACCGACCCGGTAGTTCTTATCGAGCAGCGTGTGGACTTCTCCCGCTGGGTAGAACAGGGCTTCGGAACCGCCGACTGCATCATCATTGCGGACGGTACGCTCCGGGTGATCGACTACAAGCACGGCTTAGGCGTCTTGGTCTCTGCAGAGGAGAATCCGCAGATGCAGTGTTACGCTCTCGGCGCTTTGGAGCTTTTCGATGACATTTACGACATCGAACAGGTTTCCATGACCATTTATCAACCGAGGCGTCAGAACGTCAGCACCTACGAAATCAGCAAGGACGACTTGTACCGCTGGGCGGATGAAGTCTTAAAGCCCACCGCAGATTTGGCTTTTGCCGGTGACGGAAACTTCCTGTGCGGTGAATGGTGCGGCTTCTGCAAGGCTAAGAATGAGTGCCGTGCCAGAGCTGAGGCAAATCTGAAGCTCGCGCAGCATGATTTCAAGCTCCCGCCAATGCTTACGGATACCGAGATCGAGGTTATCCTCGGCAAGGTAGATGAGCTGGTCAGCTGGGCTTCCGATATCAAGGAATACGCCCTGCAGCAAGCTCTCTCCGGTAAGGAATGGACTGGCTTTAAGCTCGTCGAAGGACGCAGCAACCGCAGATACAGCAACGAGGCCGCCGCCATCGACGCGGTCGAGAAAGCAGGCTTTGACCCGTATGAGAAAAAGCTGCTCGGCATCACCGCCATGCAGAAGCTCCTCGGCAAGTCCCGCTTTGATGAACTCCTGACGGCTTACATTGAAAAGCCGCAGGGCAAACCCACACTTGTGCCGGATAGCGACAAGCGCCCGGCCATGAATACAGCAAAAAATGATTTTATGGAGGAAAACGACAATGAGTAAGAATGTAAAAATCAGTAATCCCATGAAGGTTATCACCGGTGCCAGCACCCGCTGGAGCTACGCAAACGTCTGGGGGCCGAAGTCCATCAACGGCGGCACTCCCAAGTACAGCGTGAGCCTCATCATCCCAAAGTCCGACACCAAGACCATCGCCAAGATTCAGGCTGCTATCGAGGCTGCCTACAAGGAAGGCGAGGCCAAGCTCAAGGGCAACGGTAAGTCCGTACCGGCGCTCTCTGTTTTGAAGACTCCTCTGCGCGACGGCGATGCAGAACGCCCGGACGACGAGGCCTACAGGAACGCCTACTTTGTGAATGCCAATGCAACCTCTGCTCCCGGTATCGTGGACGCAGACCTGAATCCGATTCTCACCCGCTCCGAAGTGTACAGCGGCGTGTACGGCAGAGCCAGCATCACGTTTTATGCTTTCAACTCTTCTGGCAATAAGGGAATCGCCTGCGGGCTCAACAACCTGCAGAAGATCCGCGACGGTGAGCCTCTCGGCGGCAAGGCAAGCGCTGAGTCCGACTTTGCTACTGACGACGATGAAGATTTTCTCAACTAAGGAAAGGAGCGCAAAACAATGGAAAGCACAGTAATAATCTCATCCCTTCTCTGCAACATCCTGATCGGATGCTTCTGCATCGTAGTCCTGTCTTGGGCAGTGGTAGCTGTCCAGACGGTGATCAACGACTTCAAGCGTGAGAAACGCGAGGAAAAAAAGGCCGCGCAGGACGACGAATACCATATCAAACGTATGGAAGCCCTGAAATAATCCAGTACCGGCAGGCGGCTTAGGAGCGATCTTAAGCCGCTTGTTTGAATTGAGGTGAAAATCTATGCAAACACTCAGTATTGATATCGAAACCTACAGCGACGTGAACCTATCCAAGTGCGGCGTATATAAATATGCCGAGTCACCGGACTTTGAGATACTGTTATTCGGCTATAGCACCGATGGCTCCGAGGTGACGGTCATTGACCTTGCACAGGGAGAACGTCTGCCGCAGGAAATTATAGACGCCTTGACTGATGATACTGTCATCAAATGGGCTTTCAATGCAAATTTTGAACGGGTGTGCTTATCCCGATATCTCCGTGATCTTGGAGTAAGCCTTGACCCCTTCCATGATAACCACCCTCTCTCGACTGAATACGCACGCTTCTTAAATCCGGAAAGCTGGCGCTGCTCTATGGTCTGGGCAGCCACAATGGGACTACCGCTTTCTCTGGAAGGCGTCGGTGCCGTCCTCGGTCTTGAAAAACAGAAACTTACTGAGGGAAAAGACCTGATCAAATACTTTTCCGTGCCCTGCGCTCCGACGAAAGCAAACGGCGGTCGCACGAGGAACCACCCTTTTCATGCGCCGGACAAGTGGGAGGCCTTCAAAAAATATAACATCCGCGATGTAGAAACCGAGATCGGCATTAAGGATCGTCTCGCCAAATTCCCTGTGCCGGAGTCGGTCTGGGATGAATACCACATCGATCAGGAAATCAACGACAGAGGTGTCCGGCTCGACATGGATCTGGTAAAGGAAGCCATCGAAATGGACACCCGCTCCCGGTCAGAACTGACTGCTGCCATGAAAGATATGACAGCACTTGATAATCCAAACTCCGTCCAGCAAATGAAGCAGTGGCTCTCCGACAACGGACTCGAAACTGACAGCCTTGGAAAAAAGGTCGTGGCAGAGCTTATCAAAGCCGCTCCACCCGAACTTCAGACCGTTCTGGAGCTCCGACAGCAGCTTGCCAAATCCTCCGTCAAGAAGTATCAGACGATGGAGCGTGCAGTCTGTGATGACGGCAGGGCTCGCGGCATGTTCGCATTTTACGGAGCCAATCGTACCGGGCGCTGGGCAGGCAGGCTTATACAATTACAAAACCTCCCACAAAATCATCTCCCGGATCTGGCCGACGCACGTGCTCTTGTAAAATCCGGCGACTTCGATGCCGTGAAGCTCCTATACGAAGATGTCCCAGACACCCTCTCCCAACTGATCCGGACAGCATTCATCCCGAAGGACGGTACGCAGTTTTATGTTTCCGACTTCAGCGCCATCGAAGCAAGAGTCATTGCTTGGTATGCCGGTGAGACATGGCGTCAAAAAGTCTTTGAAACCGGAGGCGATATCTACTGCGCCAGTGCCAGTCAAATGTTCCATGTTCCGGTCGAGAAGCATGGCATCAACGGCCACCTGCGCCAAAAAGGCAAAATTGCAGAACTTGCGCTCGGCTACGGCGGCTCGGTCGGAGCCTTAAAAGCAATGGGCGCTATAGAAATGGGACTTTCCGAAGATGAGCTTCCTCCGCTGGTGGATGCATGGCGGCAGACAAATCCCAATATCGTGAAATTCTGGTGGGATGTCGACCGCGCTGTTATGGAAGCTGTGAAGTATAAACACACAACCAGCAGCTACGGGCTTACTTTCTCCTGCCGCTCCGGGATGCTCTTTATCACGCTGCCCTCAGGCAGAAACCTCTGTTATGTAAAGCCGAAGGTCGGTACTAATAAATTCGGCGGCGAGTGTATCACATATGAAGGAATTGGCAGCACGAAAAAATGGGAGCGTCTCGATTCATACGGGCCGAAATTCGTAGAAAACATCGTGCAGGCAACCTCCCGCGACATTCTCTGCTATGCCATGAAAACGCTGCGCTGCTGCTCCATCGTCATGCATATCCACGACGAACTGGTCATTGAAGCAGACCCTCGCATGTCTCTTGACGTTCTCTGTGAACAGATGGGCAGGACTCCTCCGTGGGCAAAAGGCCTGAAGCTCCGCGCCGACGGTTACACCACGCCCTTTTACAAAAAAGATTAAAAATCGTCCGCTCAAATCAGGCGTTCATCTCCAGTGGAAATTGGAGGTGGACGCCTTTAAGTCTGCCCGGAAAGGAGGACTCCCCAGTGAGTAACGATTATCGCAACAGCGAAGGCTATCCTGACCCAACTGCAGGTGAAGCACTCTCCCGGATTGCTGCAAATGAAAAGCAGTCCCTACGAGCCTTCCGGCCTATCGTCTACATCTGCTCTCCGTTTTCCGGAGATGTGGAGACAAACGTGGCCAATGCCAGACGCTACAGCCGCTTTGCCGTGGACAAGGGATATATCCCTATCGCACCGCATCTGCTGTTTCCGCAGTTCCTTGATGATGACAATCCGCAAGAACGTGAGCTTGGTCTTTTCTTCGGGAATGCCCTCATGAGCAAGTGTGCTGAGGTCTGGGTATTCGGCAGCCGCATCTCATCCGGTATGGAAGCAGAAATCAAACGCGCCAAGTGGAAGGGCTATCACTTGCGCTATTTCACAGAAGAATGTCAGGAGGTTTAACGCTATGTATGAAATTAAAGAAAATCGCAGAGAGCTTTTCGATGGCACTGAGATTACAACCTACACCCGCGATGTGGTAAGTGCCAATATCCTGCAGGTCGAAGCCGGAACAACCGGTTACAAAGGTGGTGACACCGGCCACGGCGGACGCACCTATTTCCGCATTTCCGATGAAGCCAGCACAGATATCCATGTCACACCTTTTATGGACAGATTCGGCTGCAACGGTTTTGAAGTTACCCTTGGCGGCGACTGCGAACTGGAAACCATGATCCGCGCCCTGAAATTTATCACGAAGGTGCTGGAGGAAGAATCGGAGGAGGTGTACGACTGATGTTTACCCTGTATAGCGCCGATTTTATCGGCAATCCCGGAAACTGCTCCTATCCGCATAAAACCGTTGTCATGGATGCGGACAGCATGAGAGCCGCAGTCGGTCACGACTATGTGTGTGCGGAGTACAAAAACCACTACCGCAACAGCGACAACTTTCTCTCCGCTGACTGCCTCCCCGTTGACTGTGATAACGACCATTCAGAAGATCCGAAAGACTGGATCACACCGGCAGACGTGCTGGAGGCATTTCCGGGAGTAAGCCTCGCCATCCATTACAGCCGTTTTAATCAGCGCGAGAAAAACGGCAAACCGGCAAGGCCAAAGTTCCACGTGCTCTTTCCCATCGACCGGGTGACGGATGCCGCCCTCTATAGCGATATGAAGAAGCTGGTCAATTCCATATTTCCGTATTTCGATACGAAGGCACTGGATGCTGCTCGCTTCTTCTTCGGAACACAGGAGCCGAATGTAGAGCTCTATCCCGGTCGCATGAACCTCACGGAATTTTTGAATGACGATGAGTTCGATGCAGACCTGCCCGGCGGGCATGAAAAAGACGTCGTGATCCCGGAAGGAAGCCGTAACGCTACCATGTCCCGTTTTGCCGGTATCGTCATAAAGAAATACGGCGATACAGAAAAGGCCTACCAAAGTTTTCTGGAAAAGGCCGCGACCTGCGTGCCGCCGCTGGATAACAGCGAGCTTAATACAATCTGGCACAGCGCCCAGCGTTTTTATTCCAAGATCAGCCGCGAGGATGGTTATGTTCCTCCGGAAGTTTACAACGACGAGAACAGCTATAAGCCGGAGGACTTTTCCGACGTCGGGCAGGCCGAGGTGCTCTCAAAGTATTTTGCAAACGAGCTGCGCTATTCACCGGCCACCCATTTTATCCGATACAGCGATCACTACTGGCAGGAAACAGAGCCCGGCGCACAGGCCGTCGCGCATGAACTCACCCGCAGGCAGCTCGCAGAAGCCAATCGAAATATGATGGAGGCTCTGCAAAAGCTCAAAACCTGTGGTGCACAGGAAATACTTGATAACACTTCCAAGGCCAAAGCTGAACAGCTGATGAGTGACGAGCAGATGGAGGCCTATCAGGATTTCCTTGCCTCCAAGGCCTACCAGAGCTTTGCCGTTCGCAGACGCGATTCAAAAAACATTACATCTACCCTCAAAGAGACGCACCCGATGCTGGAAATCTCGCCGAGAGACTTGGACGCAGACTGCTTCCTGCTCTGCACACCGGAGGCGACATACGACCTTCGCAAAGGTATGGTCGGAGCCCGCGAACATTCTGCAGATGACTTTATTACAAAAATCACGTCCGTGTCACCCGGCAGTAAAGGAGCGCAGCTCTGGCAGGATAATCTGGATCTGATTTTTCAGAAGGATCAGCAGCTTATCGACTATGTGCAAATGATCTGCGGCCTTGCTGCAATCGGGAAGGTTTTTGTGGAGGCACTCATCATTGCATACGGCGATGGCCGGAACGGCAAATCCACCTTCTGGAATGCCATCTCCCGCGTGCTTGGACTCTACAGCGGAAATATATCCGCAGATACCCTGACCGTCGGCTGCCGCAGGAACATCAAGCCGGAAATGGCTGAGGTCAAGGGCAAACGCCTGCTGATTGCTGCGGAAATGCAGGAAGGCGCAAGGCTCAACGACTCTACCGTCAAGCAGCTCTGCTCTACGGATGATGTGTTTGCGGAGAAAAAGTATAAAGACCCGTTTTCCTTCAAGCCCTGCCACACGCTGGTGCTATATACGAACCACCTGCCTCGCGTCTCCGCTTCCGATGACGGTATCTGGCGCAGGCTTATCGTGATCCCGTTCAATGCCAAGATCGAGGGCAAGGCCGACATCAAAAATTACGGCGAGTACCTATATGAAAATGCCGGTGAAAGCATTCTGGCATGGATCATCGACGGTGCTAAAAAGGTCATTGCGCTGGACTACCAGATTCCGGTGCCTGACTGCGTGACAAAAGCCATCGATGAATATCGCAGCCAGAACGACTGGTTCGGACATTTTCTGGACGAGAAGTGTGATGTGGATGAGTCCTTTAAGGAAAGCTCCTCGGCACTCTATCAGGCGTACCGCAACTACTCGCTGGACTGCAATGAATATGTGCGCAGCACGGCAGATTTTTACTTTGCGCTGGAGAAAGCCGGATTCGAGCGGCTGACACTGAATCGGAAGCGCTATTTCAAGGGCTTAAAGATTCATGAGGACACTGGCGCAGAGGAAGATTTTCTGCAGTAATCCGGGACTATGACAAGGTGTATCAAGGTCTTATATAAAAACTCTCTTAGGCCTTAAAAAATAGCTCTAAGAAAAAGTTTGGTAAATACCATTGATACACCTTGCACATCCCCTGAAATTAACGCCTGACGGAGGTTTGCAATGATAGAAAAACAGATAGAAAACAAGTTAACTATGGCGGTGAAAAAGAACGGCGGCATTGCGCTTAAGCTGGTGTGTCCCTCTTTCGCAGGAATGCCCGACCGCCTGATCTTACTCCCTGACGGCCATATCGGTTTCGCAGAGCTGAAGGCACCCGGCAAAAAGCCACGCCCACTTCAGCTCTCACGCCACAGGCTGCTGCGGGAGCTTGGCTACCGGGTATATGTCATTGACGATCCGGAGCAGATTGGAGGGATGATCGATGAACTTCAATCCACATAATTATCAGGACTATGCCATCCGCTACATCGAAAAGCATCCCGTGGCTGCAGTCCTTTTAGATATGGGACTTGGCAAGACGATTATCAGCCTGACGGCAGTATATGACCTGCTGTTTGACAGCTTTGAAGTCCACCGCGTTTTAGTGGTAGCTCCCTTAAGAGTCGCCCGCGATACTTGGCCAGCGGAAATTAAAAAATGGGAGCACCTAAGAGGTCTTACCTATGCGGTCGCAGTCGGGACACCGAAGGAGCGTAAAGCCGCCCTCATGCAGCAAGCGGACATCACGATCATCAATCGCGAGAACCTGCAGTGGCTCATTGACGAGTCCGGCTTCCCTTTTGACTTCGATATGGTGATCATCGATGAGCTGTCATCCTTCAAAAATCATAAATCCAAGCGCTTCAAGTCGCTGATGAAGGTAAGGCCGAAGCTCCATCGCATTATCGGGCTCACCGGCACGCCTTCTTCCAACGGTCTCATGGATCTTTGGGCAGAGTTCAAAGTGCTGGATATGGGCGAGCGCCTCGGACGCTTTATCACGCAGTACCGGACAAATTATTTCATGCCGGACAAGCGAAACGGCGAGATCATCTATTCCTACAAGCCGCTGCCCTATGCGGAAGATGCCATCTATCGGAGAATCTCAGATATCACGATTTCCATGAAATCCACCGACCATCTGAAGATGCCGGAGCTGGTATCAACGGAATATGAAGTGCAGCTTTCCGACTCCGAGCGCAGCCGCTATGAGGATTTGAAACAGGAGCTCATATTGCAGCTCCCTGATGGTGAAGTGACTGCTGCCAATGCCGCGTCGCTTACGGGCAAGCTCTCCCAGCTTGCGAACGGTGCCATATATGCCGATACCGGTGAGATCATCGAGTTCCACGATAGGAAGCTGGACGCTTTGGAGGATATTATCGAGGCCGCCAATGAAAAACCGCTCCTTGTGGCCTACTGGTTCCGGCATGACCTTAGCCGCATCAAGAACCGCTTCAATGTCCGGGAGATCAAGACCAGCCGCGATATTGCTGACTGGAATGCGGGAAAGATTCCTGTAGCAGTCATCCATCCGGCCTCTGCCGGTCACGGTTTGAACCTTCAGGCCGGAGGCTCCACCCTTGTATGGTTCGGTCTCACATGGTCTCTGGAATTATATCAGCAGACCAACGCCCGTCTCTGGCGGCAAGGTCAAGAATCCGGCACTGTCGTGATCCAGCACATCATCACCAAGGGCACCATCGACGAGAGGATTGTAAAGGCGCTATCTAAGAAAGAAATGACGCAGGCCGCACTGATTGATGCAGTCAAGGCTGACCTTGAGGTGGTGTGATGACCGATCCTTATGAAAACCTCGCCAACGCTATCGTGCTGCAGGCCGTGAAGGATTACCGGGACGCCCTGAAGCGCCTGAAAAAGAAGCCCAGTAATCAAGCCGCCATGTCGGATGCAATGGAGTGTGAACGGTTCTTCCGCTCCGGCTGGTACAAGACCTTAACGAGTGTAGACGGCGAGTATCTCATACAAAAACTACGAGAGGAGGCGAAGTCCTTATGACAGTAAAAGAATATCTCCATCAGGCCTACCGCCTTGATCAGAGAATCAAGTCCGACACGATGGAAGCGCAAAACCTGCGTGAGATGGCAGGCAGCGTGTCGGCTATCCAATATGATAAAGACCGCGTGCAGACATCACGAAATACGGAAGCTCCCTTTGTCCGGACGCTTGAGAAACTGTGGACACTGGAAAAGAAAATCGCCGGTGAGCTGGAAATGCTATCAGACCTTAAGAAGCAGATACGGGAGGTTATTGAGGCAGTTCCTGATACCGACGAGCGCATGGTACTCAAGTACCGGTACATCCATAACTATACATGGGAGCAGATTGGAATGGAACTCTGTGCAGATGCCCGTACCATTCGCCGCTGGCACGGCAAGGCACTCCTTCATGTGACGCTTCCGGATGATCCGATTGTAATTTGAAATGCGCCCGAAATGTCCTGCTTTGTCCTAAGATGTCCACCCGCCCTTTATGATAGTATATAATCAGCGAAAAGAATAAAGATACAGCTGCACGCGCAGCACACGAGCCTTGCGGGATTATCCTGCAGGGCTTTCTTTATGCCCTGAAAGGAGGCACGGCTTATGCCAAGAAAACCACAACGACCGTGCCGTTATCCCGGATGCCCACACCTGACGGACGGCGTTTATTGTGAGGAGCATGCCAAGGCTATGGAACAGCACTACGAGAAGTTCCAGCGCGGCTACTCTCCCGGCAAACGCTACGGCAGAGCTTGGAAACGAATCCGTGACCGCTACGTCCACAAGCACCCGCTTTGTGAGCAGTGCTTAAAGGAAGGACGCTACGTCGCGGTCGAGGAAGTCCACCACATCGTGCCGCTTGCTGAGGGAGGGTCGAATGACGAGTCCAACCTTATGAGTCTTTGTCGTTCGTGTCACGAGAAGATTCACCGCGAGCGCGTCGACCGGTAGGGCGGTCAAAATCTCTACGACCCTTTTCCCCGGAAAACGGCGCGGGGTCTTTTACGCAAAAATTGCAATTCAAACAGGGTATTAAACCCTGCACCACAGAAATGGAAGTGATCGACATGGCGAAAGACGGAACCTATCGCGGCGGGCGGCGTGTCAAAGCTGGCTCCAAGCCGGACGCCCTCGCCGACAAAATTATGAAAGGCGCACCTGCAAAGCGTATGGAGCTGCCGGACTTCACAGAAGACATGACCGACTTCGATGTTGACGACATCGGTGACGGCGTAGAACTGGAAGGCATGGATATGCCGAGTCCGGACGATTACCTCTCTGCTCTGCAGAAGGACGGCAAGCCCCTCGGCGCAGATGAAATCTATAAGGAAACATGGCTGTGGCTCAAGGAACGCGGCTGCGAGAGGCTGGTAAACAAGCGCCTGCTCGAAAGCTATTCTGAGGCCTTTGCCCGGTACATTCAGTGCTCCGAAGCTGTCAGCAAATACGGCATGCTCGGAAAACACCCGACTACCGGTGCTGCCATTGCGAGCCCTTTCACACAGCTTTTGATGAACTTTCAGAAGCAGGCCAACCTGCTCTGGTATGAAATCTACGACATTGTGAAGCAAAACTGCACCGAGCCCTTTGAGGGCAGCCCGCAGGACAGCGTGATGGAGCAGCTGCTTCGAAGCAGGAGGAATATGTAAATGAACACACAGAAATTGGAACAGGTACCTATTGATAAGCTGGTGCCCTATGCCCGGAATGCCCGGACACATGGCAAAGAACAGATCGCACAGCTCCGCGCTTCTCTCAGGGAGTTCGGCTTTGTGAGTCCTGCGGTCATTGACGCAGATTATAACATCCTCGTCGGCCACGGTCGCGTTACGGCTGCCCGCGAGGAAGGATATGAAACCGTGCCCTGCGTCTTTGCCGAGAACCTGACGGAAGCACAAAAGCGTGCGTATATCCTTGCGGACAATCAGCTGGCGCTCAACGCAGGCTGGGATGAGGAAATGCTGTCGGTCGAATTATCTGACCTGCAGGATCAGTCCTTTGACCTATCTCTCCTCGGCTTTGATGCCGGTGAACTGGATAAGCTGCTCGGTACTGGGAATGAAAAGGACATCGCCGATGATGACTTTGACCTCACCGCTGCCCTTGAGAAGGCTTCCTTCGTGGAGCCCGGCGACATCTGGGCAGTCGGCAGGCATCGTGTTATGTGTGGCGATGCCACCTCGCCGGAAGATGTGGAAAAGCTCATGGACGGCAAGAAAGCAAATCTCGTCCTGACCGATCCGCCCTACGGCGTATCTTTCAAAGCCTCGGACGGCCTTACGATCCAGAACGACTCTCTCAAGGGCGAGGAATTTTACAAGTTCCTGCTGGCAGCTTTTAAGAACATGGCTGACCACCTCGAAAAAGGCGGAGCCGCTTACTGCTTCCATGCGGATACCGAAGGGCTCACTTTCCGAAAGGCATTCATTGACGCAGGCTTCCATCTCGCCGGTGTGTGTATCTGGGTAAAGAATAGCCTCGTGCTCGGTCGCTCCGATTATCAATGGCAGCATGAACCTGTGCTCTATGGTTTTTTACAAAACGGCAAGCACCCGTGGTATTCCGACCGCAAGCAGACCACCATCTGGAACTACGATAAGCCAAAGCGCAATAAGGATCACCCTACCAGCAAGCCGCTCGATCTTCTGGGCTATCCCATCCAGAACTCCTCTCAGGAGAATTCTGTAGTTATTGATACCTTCGGCGGCTCCGGTTCCACACTGATGGCCTGTGAGCAGTTAAACCGTATCTGCTACATGATGGAGCTTGATCCGAAGTACGCCTCTGTCATCCTTCGTCGCTACGTGGAGGATACCGGTGATGAGGAGAATGTGTATGTAATAAGAAACGGCGAAAAGCTCCTCTATTCCGCTCTGGCAAAGGAAGTCGAGACCTCTCCGACGGCGGGTGTATAATACACAATTTCTGCCCGGATTCTTCGGCGATTTTCTATCTCAGAAAATGTCGAAAATTGCTTGATAAATAAGGCTTTCAGAGTGATGTATATACATGCCGAAAGGCACAGCAGAAAACGAAATCTTACAAAGGAGGAACACACTCATGAAAGCAAATTACAACGTAACCGGAAACGACAGAAAAGCATTGGTCGCAGCCATCGAAAACCTCACCGGCGACAAGGCGATCTACATGCGTATGCCGACCTGCGCTTACGAGATCGGCGACGTCACGGTCGACAAGGAAGGCAGCGTAACCTGCGAGGACGCAGACAAGCTGGAACGCATCATCCACAGCCTGATCGCGGATGGCTTCACACCGGAGAATACCGAAGAGGTCGAAAGCGCCGACGAAGCCACCGGCCTTACTGTCAGCCTCCCGCTCGACAAGGTGGCGGTCGGAAATCTCACCAACCTCCTCACCGCCAAGGAGAGCCTCATCAAAAAGGCACTCGGCATTGACGACCTTGGCATTGAGGTCACGGAGGATGCGGTCAGCTTCCCTTGGTTTACTGAGATGCCTGAGCCGGACGAGGTCAAGGCCTACAGCCACTTCATTGCAGCCCTTGGCAAGATGAGCATGGATCTGAAGCGCATCAGTGCCACTGAAAAGGAAGTCGACAACGAGAAGTACGCATTCCGCTGCTTCCTCCTGCGGCTTGGCTTCATCGGAAACGAATATAAGACAGAACGCAAAATTCTCCTTAAGAACCTCTCCGGCAACTCCAGCTGGAAGAACGGCGCACCGGAAAAGGAGGTGGCAGCATGCGAATAATCACGAAAGAGCAGCTTGAAGCGCTCCGCTCCCGCTACCCGGCAGGCACCCGCGTGGAGCTTCTCCAGATGGACGATGTGCAGGCTCCGCCTATCGGCACCAAGGGAACCGTTACGGGAGTCGACGATACCGGGAGCCTCATGGTGAACTGGGACAACGGCTCCGGCCTGAATGTCATCTACGGCATCGACCGTGTGCGGAAGGTGGTGGGCTGATATGGATGAAAAGGTAAAGGAGCAGATTCTTGCCATCCGGGACACCGGTCTTACCAATATGTTCGATGTGAACACGGTACAGCGTCTGGCCTACGAGAGAGACTTCTACGAGCTGGTTTTATACCTTGAGGATCACCGGAAAGAATACGTGAATTTCATTCTGACCGGCGAGGCATAAACTACACAATTTAGGCCTCAAAACTTCCTGCAGGATTGTCACATATATTTCGATAAATAGCTTGCTATTACAGGCGTTCAGAGTGATATATGTACATACCAAAAGGGAAAACAACCACAAGGAGGAACCACCATGAAGTACACAATCGAAGCCATAGAAAACGCAAAGCCCGGAATGCGCTGGGAAGAGATCGGATGCCATTGGACGCTGGGACAGGCCTACCTTTACAGCAAGGAAGCCGGAAACGACCTGCCGAACTTCGCCGAAGTCATCTGGGATTACGACATCGAAGCGATCCTTGCAGATTGCCGGAAGCTCGGAGTAAAGGAATTCACCATCAGCTCCACCTTCTCAAGCCTCATCGAGACCATTGCAAAGTTTGAGGAGCTCGGCTGCACGCTGGACGGAATTGTAAAGGTCAAGGAGCGCTACACCCACTTCGGAAGCGACGAGCACGCCCTCATCCCGGCCTTCAAGATGACGGTAAAGGAGGCGTAAGGAAAATGTGGAGCGAAGGAGTGATCGGCATCCCGGATGCCAAGGACAAGGAAAAATATACCAAGTGCCACTACTGGGTAAAGCACTACGATGAGCCAAGCGAAACTTACGGCATCAATGGCGGCAGGATCAGCAAGCTCATGATCAAGATTGACGGCACGATCGTTTGCAACTACGACAGAGGCTGGGACATTCATCCCACCTGCAAAGAAGCAGAGATGGCGCTTTGCATCCTGCTGGAGAACCACAACTAAGCATTAAACCCCGAATATGAATATTCCGGGAGACTGAGCCAGAAGGCTCTTTCTCTCGTACTGATACCGGATCGCTATGGCGGTCTTTTATTTTGCCCTGAAAGGAGGCGGCCACCGTGCCAATGCGAAAACTGAAAAACTATAAGCCGACCCGCTTCATGGCAGAGACTTCTCACTACAGCAAGCAGATGGCGGACTTCGCTGTGATGTTCATCGAGCAGCTCACCCACACCAAAGGCACATGGGCAGGAAAACCCTTCGAGCTCATCGACTGGCAGGAACGAATCATCCGCGACCTGTTCGGTGTCCTGAAGCCGAACGGTTACCGTCAGTTCAATACGGCCTACATCGAAATTCCGAAGAAGATGGGAAAGTCAGAGCTGGCCGCTGCGGTCGCCCTGCTCCTTTGCTGCGGTGACGGTGAGGAACGCGCTGAAGTCTACGGTTGCGCTGCAGATAGACAGCAGGCCACCATCGTTTTTGATGTTGCTGCGGATATGGTGAGAATGTGCCCGGCGCTTAATCGTCGCGTCAAAATACTGGCCTCCCAGAAACGGATCATCTATGAGCCTACCAACAGCTTCTATCAGGTGCTCTCCGCTGAGGCCTACAGTAAGCACGGCTTTAACATCCACGGTGTGGTATTCGATGAGCTGCACACCCAACCGAACCGGAAACTCTTTGATGTAATGACAAAGGGCTCCGGCGATGCCAGAATGCAGCCGCTGTATTTCCTGATTACCACAGCCGGAAATGATACAAACACCATCTGCTATGAAGTCCACCAGAAAGCGCAGGACATCCTCGATGGCAGGAAGGTCGATCCAACCTTCTATCCGGTCATTTATGGTGCGGAACCTGACGAGGACTGGACTGATCCGGAGGTGTGGAAAAAGGCGAACCCCTCTCTCGGTATCACAGTCGGCATTGACAAGGTGGAAGCGGCCTGCGAATCGGCAAAGCAAAACCCCGGTGAAGAGAATTCCTTCAGGCAGCTGCGCCTTAATCAATGGGTAAAGCAGGCTGTCCGCTGGATGCCAATGGATAAATGGGACGCCTGCGCCTTTCCGGTCAATGAGGACGACCTCGAAGGCCGTGTCTGCTATGGCGGTCTTGACCTGTCCTCCACTACGGATATTACTTCCTTTGTACTGGTATTCCCGCCACGGGATGAAGACGACAAGTATGTGATCCTCCCGTACTTCTGGGTACCAGAGGATACGCTGGAGCTTCGCGTGAGACGCGATCACGTGCCCTATGACACTTGGGAGAAGGAAGGCATGCTGCAGACCACCGAGGGCAATGTCATCCATTATGGCTATATCGAGAAATTCATCGAGCGCCTCGGCGAGCGCTTCAATATCCGCGAGATCGCATTCGACCGCTGGGGAGCAGTCCAGATGGTTCAGAACTTGGAGAACATGGGCTTTACTGTCGTGCCCTTCGGACAGGGCTTTAAGGATATGAG